GTTGTTCTCAACAGTGGATAAAGCTATTCCTGATAAAGACTTAGCAGAAAAATTAAAAGCACAACTTAATACTGAGTTATTAAAATCATCAACAGAACAACTTAAAGCAGCAGCTTCAATCGTTGAAGCAGAAGCTAAATCAGGTTGGTTTTCAGCAAGCTGGAGACCTTTATTAATGTATGTTTTAATATTCATTTTAGTATGGAATTATATTATTGGACCTGTTATAAAACTAATGATAGGAACAGTTATTACATTTGAACTTCCAGGAGACGTTTGGACACTTTTACAAATTGGTCTTGGGGGATATGTAGTAGGACGTAGTGGAGAATCCATTGCGAGAAGTTTAGCAAACAAACAACCAACAGGAGAAAAATAAATGAGAAACGATTACGGAATAAGATCTGATGTCAGATTTGCCAAAGGTGGTAAAGCTGTTAAAAAAGGAAGCAAATCAAAAAAAATGATGGCATCTGTAAAAAGATTAGATAATAAAAAAATAAACAAGAAAAAATAATGGGCGATATATCTTTAAGAGGACATGGTATTGAAATGCGTAAAAACTTTGCTAAAGGTGGTAAAGTTAAAAAAGATAAATCTTTTCCTGATTTAAATAAAGATGGTAAAGTAACTTTCAAAGATGTTTTAATGGGACGTGGTGTTGTTAAAAAAGCCAAAGGTGGTTCAGTTAAAGTAGGTAAAGTTATGAGAGAATTTAAAAAAGGAAAATTACATTCTGGTAAAAAAGGTCCAGTTGTAAAATCTAGAAAACAAGCAATAGCTATAGCACTTTCAGAAGCTGGTAAATCTAATAAAAAATAATGATTAAAAAATTAAAACATTTATTTTGTAAATTATTTAAAATCAAACAATGTAAATGTAATGGCTAAACTTTGTCCAAAAGGAAAAGCAGCAGCTAAAAGAAAATTTAAAGTATATCCAAGTGCATATGCAAATATGTATGCTTCCGCTGTTTGTTCAGGAAAAGTAACTCCTGGTGGTAAAAACAAATCTCAGCAAAGAAAATCAGTATCTAATTATAAACAAGGTGGAATTGCAAAAGGTTGTGGAAATGTAATGGAGAATAGAAGAAAAGTTACAAAGAAATATTAATATGGCTGGTCTTAGAGAATGGGTTCAAGAAAAATGGGTAGATATTGGATCTAAAAGAAAAGACGGTTCTTTCGCTCCATGTGGAAGATCAAAAGGAGAAAAAAGAAAAGGTTATCCAAAGTGTGTACCATTAGCTAAAGCTAGATCAATGTCAGAAGGTCAAAGAAGATCCGCGGTCCAGAGAAAAAGAGCCGCTGGTAATACAGGACCTAAACCTACTAATGTTTCAACATTTGCAAAAAGAAAAAATATGAAAATGGGTGGACTTGTTAGTAGAGGACAGGGTATGGTTATTAAAACTAAAAAAACAAAAGTATACTAATGGGTGATATATCTTTAAGAGGACGTGGAATTGAAAGACGAAGATTTGCAAAAGGAGGAACTCCTGCTTGGCAAAGAAAAGAAGGTAAATCTGAATCAGGTGGATTAAATAGAAAAGGTATTGCATCTTATAGAGCTGCAAATCCAGGTTCTAAATTATCAATGGCAGTAACTACTAAACCAAGTAAGTTGAAACCTGGTTCAAAATCTGCTAATAGAAGGAAGTCTTTTTGTGCTAGAATGTCTGGTATGAAAAGAAGATTAACTTCTGCTAAAACGGCCAGAGACCCAAATAGTAGAATAAACAAGTCTCTTAGAAAGTGGAATTGCTAAAAATGGATGAACTAAATATCATATACAAAATACAAAAAAGAGCTCAAATGACTCTTCAACAAATCGGCGATGTGATGATAAGTGGAGGTATTGACAATTACGAGAAATACAGGTATCTACTTGGCCAGGCACAAGCCTATCAACTAATATTACAGGAAATCTCTAACCTGCTAGATAATAAGGAGCAAAAAAATGAAGACGGAAACGTTATCAACATCGGAAACACAAAAGGAAGTCCCAAAAATTAATTTAGGACTTGAAGACAAATACGAAGAAGAGAAAAAAAATCAAGCACCAGAAAAAGAACCTTTAAACCCAGATAATATCGGGGATGAAACGGTTAATGAATTACCAGAACCATCTGGATATAGACTTTTAGTTTTACCTTTCACACCAAAAAATAAAACTAAAGGCGGAATAATATTTTCACAAGAAACATTAGACAGAGCTAGAATCGCAACCACTTGTGGTTACGTTTTAAAAATGGGACCGCTTTGTTATAAAGATGAAAAATTTACATCAGGTCCATGGTGTAAAAAAGGAGATTGGGTTATCTTCGCGCGCTACGCGGGCTCGAGATTACCAATAGAAGGTGGAGAAGTGCGACTACTAAACGATGATGAAGTATTAGGGGTTATTAAGAATCCCGAATCAGTTCTTCATTTAATTTAACATAGGAGGCACTATGCCAGAACAAGAGAAACCAAAACATGATTTAATTGATGTTGGCGAAGATCAAGGCGCTGATATTCATTTAGATGAAAAAGGCAACCCTGAAAAAGCAGAAGTTGTAATTGAAGAAAAAATAGAAGTAGAACAATCAGAAAAAGAAATACCTGTTGTTGAAACTAAAAAAGAAGAAGAAGTTAAAAATGCTAAAGAAGAATTAGCAGAGTATAGCGAAGGCGTTCAAAAACGTATTGCTAAACTAACTCGTAAAATGAGAGAAGCTGAGAGACAAAGAGAAGAAGCTATCGCTTACGCTCAATTAACTAAAAAACAAAAAGATGAGTTAGAACAAAGAATATCTACAGTTGACAAAGGATATGTTGATGAGTTTGAAAGCAGAGTTAAAACTAGTTTAGCAGCAGCTAAATTAGCTTTAAAAAATGCAATTGAATCTCAAAACGTAGAAGCACAAATTGCTGCACAAGAGCAATTAGCGCACCTTACAGTTGAGTCTGTAAAATTAAATTCTTTGAGAAGTCAACAAAGTCAACCTAAAAATGTTAACATAACTCCTCAACAATATGAGCAAGTTAACACTTATAACGGTAAACCAATTCCAAATGACGTACCTACAGATGCTAAAGCAGAATCTTGGGCATCTAAAAATACATGGTTTGGTAATGACACTGCAATGACTTACACTGCATTTGATATGCATAAAAGACTTGTAGAGGATGAAGGATATGACCCTAAATCTGACGAATACTATGATGAAATTGATAAAAGAATAAGACTTGAATTTCCCCATAAATTTGCTAAGATGGAAGGTAATACTACAGAAAGAGCAAAACCTGCTCAAGCTGTAGCTTCGGCTAAACGTTCAGCCCCAACAGGACGCAAAAAAACTGTGAGACTCTCGCCATCACAGGTAGCAATTGCTAAAAGATTAGGCGTGCCACTAGAAGAATATGCGAAACAATTAAACATCACGGAAGGAGTATAGGCATATGGAAAAAGATAAAAACAAAGCTTCACGTGCGAGTCAATCAAGAGATAATTCTGCAAAGAAAAAAACTTGGACTCCACCCTCATCACTAGATGCACCACCTGCACCAACAGGTTTTCGTCATCAGTGGATACGAGCAGAATCTATGGGTTTTCAAGACACGAAAAACATAGCTGCTTCATTGAGAGAAGGATACGAATTGGTTAGAGCTGATCAATATCCCGACTCAAATTATCCAGTTGAGACTGAAGGCAGATACGCAGGAGTCATCGGAGTAGGAGGCCTATTGCTGGCTAGGATACCAGAAGAGATCGCGCAACAGATTGATGCATACTATGCAAAACAAACTGCTGATAAAGAAGAAGCGATTAATAACGATCTCATGAAGGAACAGCATCCAAGTATGCCAATCAATAATGAGAGGCAAACTCGTGTAACCTTCGGTGGTACAAAGAAGAACTAATTATTTAGTAATTCCTAAACCAACGAATTAACTTAAAACAATAACAAGGAAAAAAATATGGCAAACGCAAGCACAACTGGATTTGGACTTCGAGCTGTAATGACTGTTGGAAACACTCCAGCTACGTCAGGACAATCTGAGTACTTTATCCAAACAGCACCAGGCGTTGGTTCGTATAAAGGAGATCCAGTATCTGTCCAGAATTCTTCAGGAAATCAAGGATTCGTACAAGATGCATCTTTTACTACAACTGATGATGGTGGACTTGGTGGAACATCATATACAAATACTTCAAGTGCACTTTTAATAGGTGTATTTAATGGTTTTTTTTATATTAGTTCTACAGGAAAACCAACTTTCGCTAATTCAGTAGATGCTTCTACTGCAACTAGTGTTAACTACAACACAGGCTCTAATAACATTACAGCCTTCGTGATTGATAACTCAAACCAAGAATATGTGATAAAAGCAGATGCAGCACTGGGAACAGATGCAGCAACAGCTCAAGCAAAATTTGGTGCGGTTAATCAAATGAATACTAACAACTATACTGCATCTTCTAATATAGATGGTCAATCTATTACGACTTTAGATATTGGATCTGCAGCTACAACGGCTATGTTTACATTAGTACGATCAGCAAATGACCCTGAAAACAGTGATTTAACTGCAGCAGGTGCAAATATTATCGTAAAAATTGCTAAATCATCGTCTTTGTATAATTAATAGCGAATAGGAGATAAATAAATATGGCTATATCACGAGCACAACTAGTTAAAGAACTAGAGCCAGGTTTGAATGCACTATTCGGACTTGAGTACAAACAATACGTAAACGAAGCAGCAGAAATTTTTGATACTGAAACTTCAGACAGAGCTTTTGAAGAAGAAGTTATGTTATCAGGATTCGGAAACGCAGCTGTTAAGCCAGAAGGTCAAGGTGTAACATTTGATGATGCACAAGAAACTTTCACGGCTCGTTACACAAACGAAACAATCGCGTTAGCGTTTGCAATCACAGAAGAAGCTATTGAAGACAATTTGTATGACAGACTAGCGTCTAGATATACAAAAGCTTTAGCAAGATCTATGGCAAACACTAAGCAAGTTAAAGGAGCGGCAGTACTAAATAATGCATTTAGTAACACTTATGCCGGTGGTGACGGAGTAGCATTATGTGCGACTAATCACCCAACTCTTTCTGGAACTTTCTCAAACGAGTTAACTACTCCAGCAGACTTGAACGAGACATCTTTAGAGCAAGCTCTAATTGATATCGCGGCGTTTACAGATGAAAGAGGCCTAAAAATTGCAGCAAGAGGAATGAAATTAATTATCCCTTCTGCTCTACAATTTACTGCTGACAGACTAATGGCGTCTCAAGGTAGAACGGCTACAGCTGATAATGACATCAATGCTATTAGAAATATGGGAATGATTCCACAAGGTTATGTTGTGAATCACTTCTTGACTTCTAATAAAAAATGGTTCCTTAAAACAGATGTACCAAATGGTCTTAAACATTTCATGAGATCACCTATCAAAACTACTATGGAAGGTGACTTCGACACTGGTAACGTAAGATACAAAGCTAGAGAGAGATATGTATTCGGATTCTCTGACCCTAGAGGTATTTTCGGATCAGACGCGACATAATCGTTAAAAGATTATTTTCTTAAAAAGGGAGGTCTCTTGACCTCCCTTTTTTTTTGTGCTAAACTAAAACTCAATCATGAAAAACTTTCTCATACATATTTGGGCTTATGGTCATCATGCTAAATTCAATGTTTTAGCTGAGGACAATCCTGATTCTGTTGAAAACGCTATACTTGACAAAATAGGAGAAAAAAGTATAAAATGGGAAAATCTTGGCAGGTCACATACCAGCCGAGTTAAACGTATAACTTTTGAGGAGGTTATAGATGATACAAGACCTATACAGACAAAAGAGGATCTTGGAGTTGAAGTGGGAGCAAGAGTATCTTGACAATGGCAAGTATACTCTAGACATGGTCCAAATAGATAGTAAAATTAAAGAAACTATCTCTGAGATCAAGCTTGAAGAGAGCAGAATAGCATATAGAGAAGCTGCTATTTTAAATGCTGCCCCTGAAGTTTCAGTAGCTACTTAATAAAAAGCTACAACATTGAAATTAAGAAATTCATGCAAGGATATCTTGCGCTCTTTCAAAAAATAAGCTATATTTATATCACTATACATAACCTTCTGATCTAGACGCGTATAGTCGACAGCCTAGAGACTAGATTGGAATAACTAGGAGAATATAACTATGGCAAAAACAACATTTTCAGGACCAGTCCTTTCACAAAACGGAGTTGGATTTCTTGGATCAATTATACCTGGACTTACAGGTCTTACTGCATCTACAGTAGCAACAGCAACAACTTTAACTTACGCTGCTAATACTATAACAGTAAATAATTACACTGGTGCTGCAGCTCAAACTGTAACATTACCAGCAGCTAAAGCAGGAGTAGTAGTAGTTCATGCTCAATCAGTTGATACAACTGGCGGAACTGCTAAATTAATTTTTGATTGTGCAGGAACAGATGTACTTGCAACAGGATCAATAATTGAAAGCAGAACAACTAACGCTCTTTCTATTGATACATCAACTGCAGGTGAAACTAGACTTGAGTATACACCAGCAAACGCTACAACTAATTTATTTAGTCAGGGTTCTTATATTTATTTTTCATGTGCACAAGATGGTACATGGACAGTATCTTATAGAATGCAACCAAACCCAGTAAGCGCAGGTAGTGCAAGTTCTACAGGTGTTTTCGCTTTTGCAGCGTAAATAATTAATAATTAAAAGAGCTCCTTCGGGAGCTCTTTAATAAGGAGATAAAATGAGTTATAAAAGTGATATACAAGCAACTAGATCAGCAGCAGCAGCTGGAGCAACAGCAATTGTTGCACAACCTATTCGTTTAAGAGGAATTATTATTGCATCTGATGGTGTTGGAGCAGGTCTTTTAGAATTAACTACAACTTCTAATTCAGGAACAACATTGTTTATAGGTGATGTTCCATCAGGAGATGTTGTTAATATTTCTTTTCCAG